AACTTATTGGAAGAATGGGGTCTTGTTAAGATTCTGAATCCTAAATTGATGGAAGATAATATCGCACCACTACATCAGGTGAAGATTATATCCTTCAAGGAGAAAGATGATTGGGAACTCATTACGAAATATAATATTGGTAAAAAATCACAAGAATATTGAAGTACTTGACTAAATAAAACCGTGACGCCTTCGGGGTCACATTTTATAACTCGCTTAATAGGAGAAAACTATGACACGCTTTACAACATTATATCCACAATTTGTTGGCTTTGATAACCTTTTCAATGAACTCGAAAGACTTGTTGAAGGTACTGCGCCACAAAGAAACACATCTTTCCCACCCCACAACATTATCAAAGTAGATGACAACAAGTATGTCGTTGAAATGGCTGTTGCAGGTTTTGGACAAGATGAGGTCGATGTTGAAATCCAAGACGGTACATTAATCGTTAAGGGTGAAAAGAAAGACCAAACTGAAGTGGACTATTTGTATCGTGGCATTGCTACTCGTTCTTTTACCAAGTCGATTAGACTGAGTGAAAGTATTGAGGTTCGTGGTGCCCAATTCAAAGATGGTATTCTTAAAATTGCTTTAGAGAATGTAATTCCTGAACATAAGAAACCACGCAAGATTGAATTTAGCAAAGAACTAAACTTCAGTAAACCGCAACTTCTAAACGAAGCTGCGTAACCGATGGGGTCGCAATGACCCCATTTTTGCCTCACAACTTTATTATTTTGGTGTATAATTAAATCATGTTAAAAAGAGATAAAAACTTCCGCATTTCCAAACAAACGAAACGAACAATGGCAACTTATGTTGACCCTGTTGCTCGTAACGCATATAAAAATTCAATGATTGAGGCTCAACTTTTTGGGTCACAAGTGTTTGAAAAGAAAAAGAAACGTGTGAATGAAACCGAAACTTCTTGATGCATACATGAAAACTGCGGAGACATTCGCTGAATGTTCTACCGCAAGAAGACTTCATGTTGGTGCTATCGTGGTTAAGGATGACCGCATCATAAGTATTGGTTACAATGGCATGCCTTCAGGTTGGGATAATAATTGTGAGCATAAAGACTACATGAGTGATGCCGGCGGCTGGTTGAGTCCTGACGAGATTTACGAACAATGGCCATTTGAAGAAGAGGATATCGACCCTGATTTAGGATATGCTAGGAGATATGCCTTAAAAACAAAACCAGAGGTGCTTCATGCTGAAACAAATGCAATCGCTAAGTTGGCAAAGTCTAACGAATCTGGACTTGGCGCTAGTATGTTTATTACTCACGCACCTTGCTTGGACTGTGCCAAATTGGTTTACCAATCTGGTATCAATACTGTTTATTATCGCAATAGTTATCGTGACGAAAATGGCATACAATTCTTACAAAAAGCAGGAGTAACAATTGAAAAACTATAGTGCAGAAGTAGTTGAGATTTGCGAGAATGGTGATGCAATATTACAATTCTCGGAAGAAATGATACAAGACCTTGGATGGAAAGTTGATGATGTACTAAGTATAACCATGAAGAATGGTGCAGTACACCTGAAAAATATTACCAAACATCCAGATTTATTTAAGGATTAATTATGTTAGTTATGCCAGATGCCATGTTAGGTAAACCAGTAGGTTTTACCTGTTCAACTTTTGATTTACTTCATGCAGGACATATTCTTATGCTTGCTGAGTGTAAACAAATTTGTGACTATTTGATTGTTGGTGTTCAAAGTGACCCGACTATTGATAGACCGGGAGTTAAAAACAAACCAGTACAGTCTATTGTTGAACGATATGTTCAACTCTCTGCTGTTAAATTTGTAGATGAAATTATTGTTTACAACACCGAAAAAGACCTTGAAGATATGTTGATGTTCTTACCTATTAGTGTTCGCATTATTGGTGAAGAATATAAAGACAAAGATTTTACAGGTAAACAAATCTGTGAAGAACGTGGTATCAAAATCTGGTACAACTCTCGTTCACACCGATTCAGTTCCTCTGAATTGAGGCAACGCACTTACCAATCAGAGATGAATAAACAAGTGAGCAAAAAAGATGAGTAAAACATTTACTGATGTTCAAATGTTTATGTTGGCTTCAGGCCAATCATTAAACACTAACAATGAAGAACAATCACAATTATACCATCGTTTAATCAATGAAGAATATAATGAATTTATTGTTGCGAGAAATCAAAAAGATGATGTTGAAACTTTAGATGCCTGCTTCGATATGATATGGGTGATTATTGGTTACATGTTGTCAAAAGGTTATGATGTTGAAGGCGCATGGGATGAAGGCGCAAGAAGTAACCTTGCCAAGATTGATACTGTTACGGGTAAAGTTATTAAACGTGAAGACGGCAAAGTTTTGAAACCTGATGGGTGGAAGAAACCTGACTTCAGCAAGTTTACCTGTAAAAGACTTGCATCCGACAAAGAAATCTGATATAATACAATTTGTTTTTAATATGAAAGAGAATATGAACATTCGTGAAATTGCCAAGAGACTTGCTATCGACAATCGTTTGCCTAGAGCAGACCGTTATGACCTCTACTTGAGGAACTTTGATGGTATGGTAGAAGTTCTTGGCTGGGTTCAAGACCCAACCGCTGATATGAATGACTATCGTGGAAGAGAAATGCTCTTTCCTAAACGATGGGTCACTATCGGTGTTCTATCTGGAGATACGAAAGTAAATGTATAGAGTAACTTATTATTTCAACAATTCAAATGCCGTTGCTTCTATGGAGTTTCAAAATCTTCAAGAAGCAACTGACTTTTCTATTAAGCAACCACTTAATTCAATTATAGAAATTAAACAATATGACGATAAAATTAATAACATTCAAAACGAATCAAACCTTAATCGGTGAAGTCGTAAGTGAAACTGATTCATACATCACATTAAAGCAACCTGTACAGGTTGTCATACAACCAACTAAAGAAGGTCCTATGATGGGATTTTCACCTTACTTGGAATTTGCCGAAGAATTCAAAACAGGCATTCCTCTTCCAAAAGATAATATTCAATGTGTTACGACACCAATGACTGAGTTGACAAATCAATACAATCAAGTCTTTGGTTCTGGCATTCAAATTGCCTCTTCTATTCCGAAATTCTGATATAATATATGAATGAGTAAATACTACACAAATGTTGCCTCTGTTGGTAACAATATTCTTTATCGTGGAGTAAAAGAAGGCCGGCGTGTTAAGTTAAAAATTGCTTACACGCCGACTTTGTTTTTGCCTTCCAAAAAACAGACCAAGTTCACATCGTTAGATGGTGAACACCTTGAACCTATGAAATTCGAATCTATCCGTGAGGCTAGAGATTTCGTCAAGCGTTATGATGGTGTTGAGAATTTTAGAATCTATGGTAACAACAGTTATGCCTATGCGTTTATTGCTGATGAACAAAAAGGTATGGTTGACTGGAAGATTGAAGATTTATCTATTGCAGTAATAGATATTGAGGTTGGTTCTGAAAACGGATTCCCTGACCCATATCTTGCAACAGAACCTATCACCGCAATTTGTATTAAATACCTCAATGGTCAAACAGTTGTGTTTGGTTGTGGTGATTATGAATTGCGTGGTGATGAAACTTATGTTAAGTGTGATGATGAGTTCCAACTATGTAAAAAGTTTCTACGCTTCTGGGAAGAGAATTGTCCTGATGTAATTTCAGGATGGAATATTAAGTTCTTTGATATTCCATATCTTGTAAATCGTTTCAATAAGATTCTTGGTGAAGAAGATACACGAAAACTATCACCGTGGAACTTCATTAGTAGTCGCAAGGCTGTTGTAAACAACCGAGAGTTGACTGCATATGAATTCGTTGGTGTATCTACACTAGATTATATTGAATTGTACAGATGGTATGCGCCAAGTGGTAAGTCACAAGAGTCTTACAGACTTGATGCTATTGCACAAGTAGAACTTGGTGAAGGTAAAATCTCTTATGATGAGTTTGATAACCTTCATGCATTGTACCGATTGAATCATCAAAAGTTTATTGAGTATAACATCAAAGACGTTGAGTTGATTTTTAAACTTGAGAACAAACTGAAATTGATTGAACTTGGTTTGACTTTGGCATATGACACCAAAACAAACTTTGAAGATATCTTTGCACAAACAAGAATGTGGGATGCACTAATCTATAACTACTTGTTGGACAAAAACATTGTTATACCACCAAAAGAAGAAAAACATAAGTCATCGGCATTTGAAGGTGCATATGTTAAAGTACCGCAAGTTGGCTTACACAATTGGGTTGCATCGTTTGACTTGAACAGTTTGTACCCACACTTGATGATGCAATACAATATTTCACCAGAGACATTGATTGAAACTTCTGATTACACACCAGAAATGCGTGAAGTGATTATGAGTGGTATTACTGTAGACAAAATGTTAGATAAA